AGGATTTGATGAACTCATGTTGTGTAACCTTGACTTACAAATAGTGTACCTTCTAAATAATACATTTTATCTCCACTGGGATCTGTTAACAAAACATCATATCTAAGTATATTGACAGAAAAGTTGGCAGTATCAGTATCACTTAATTTTAAATCCACTGTTCCATTGGCTCTATCGGTATAGGTGACAGAAAAATCAGCAAATTTTGTACTACGATCATCGTTCCAGACCTGTGCTGCAACCGTAAACCCAGTAATGTTAACAGCAGTACCATTGGCATCTTTAAATATAAGACGTAGAGGAAAGTCTGCTCTACGATCAATTTTAAAGTTCTTAACACCAGTTTTTACAGTTGTCATTACTTAGCCTCAAGAGCAGCCACTTTAGCTTCTAATGTCTCTATTTTAGCAACTGCCTCCTGTAATGCTTTCATTAAATAAACAACCATTCCAGATGGATTAAACATATATTTACCTTTATCATCTTGTGGATATGCTTCTGGAAAACTATCAACAATTTCTTGTGCTATAAAACCTTTATCTTTTTTAGCAGTATCTTCTTGATGTAAATAATTAAATTTTTGTGGATTTAAATTTTTAAATAAATCCAAAGTATTTTCATTCCAATTTTCAAAATTCTTTTTCAGTGTCCTATCTGAAACATTTGTATTAAAATTTGTAATACTGCCATTTGTATTGATAGATCCGCAAGAAACACTATTAGATTCAAATTCTACTAAATTACCTGTTGCGTAAGGATTCAAACGATTAATAAATAAAGGTGTACCCCATCCATTGTCATTTTTAACAAGGGCTAACCCATTAAATTTATTAGTAGTAGCATTTTGTTCTAGATGAAAAGTAGCACCAGGATTTGTTAAGCCATTAGTTACTGAACTTGCATTAGAAACTAAAGCTCCATTTGCATCTATAAGCCATTGTGTATAAGAAGGAACATCTGATGTTGAAGAAGGAGTACCTCCTGTTTGAAATAAAATTTTACCATTTGATCCAGCTTGACTATTAATGATTAAACTACCACTACTACTAGAAGTTGACCTATGATGCATTATGGAATCTCCAGATGAACCAGCAGCCCTAAAAATCCTTAAACCAAAATCTTGTCCAACAGTGGTTTGATCTGTTGAGAAATCAAGCATACCATTGACAGTACTTGTATTAGTATTTATTTGTATTTGAGCATCTACACTTGTTCTAACGAAATCACATACTTGGCTACCACCGCTTGCAATTCCAAGAATATTTTGGTTTACTCTATAAAAACCAGTACCACTATCTCCAAAGTTTATTGCAGGTGTAGATACACTTCCAGCAGAAGCTTGTAAAACACCTGTCATAACGCCACCTAATTTTGGTAGTAAACCTAAATTTTCTTCATCTAAATTACCCACTGTAAAAAATGTAGCAGCAGTTCCAGATGTCGTGTTAGGGTCAGCCTGATCTCCCCCACTTGATTTTCTTATTAATAATTTATTGGATGTATCATCAGCTAAAAATTCACAAGGTCTAATAGATCCAGCACTATTTCTTGGTCCAAAATTATGTGTAGCTACGGCTCTTAATGCGTTCTGTATGTCTAATCTAACTATTTGACCAGAACTATTATCAATATCTAAATTAGGTTTTTGTGTCATTGCTAATCTTGTTTATCTAATATTACACTCCTTTACCATAACCGACTGCCTGAAAGGTAAAAGTCCTATTAACAAAACCATTATTATTTGTTTCATTTGGATTTTTTATGTTTATTGTAAATTCCGATCCAGATAAATTTGTAATACTAAAGAAATCTCCTGCTTGAGCATTTTGTATCGTAATTCCAACAGAAGGAAGAAAAGCATTTGTACCTCCTAAAGTTGAAGTACCTGTAAAAAATGAATTAGCAAAAACTACGGTTTTAGGAGCAGGGTTACTACTTGAATTTAAATTATTTTGTGGACCTACTAATAAGTTACTTCCATCCTTGTACTTCTGTTCTGTCCTTGCTTCAAACAAAGCTTTTATAGCCAATTGTGCAATCTCAATATTATGTGTAGAAGTTTCAGACTCAACTGTCAATCTAAATTGAAATCCTCTGGCTTTAAAAGTTCCATTTACAAAAGTATTAAAACTTTTAGTTGAGAAATCACTATCAACGTATGAAGTACCGTTACTTGGAGCAAGATCTGTTGTGCGAACTTCAAGAGAAGCAGAAACATCATTTACCTGTGGTCCATCAAAGTTTCCACCAATAGCATAATTATCCCAACCACCACCAACAGGACCACCTAACTCTGGAGGGAGGTCTGGTATTAATTGATCAATATTATTTATAGCACCTTGAATTATTCCTTGGCTCTCAAGTAGTCTTTGTAGATTTAAAGAAAAAACACCATTTAGATCAATAATATTCGGGAAAATATAATCACCTTGCAAATTATTCGCTGGATTAGTCAGTTGCAATGTAGAGCTATTATTTGCAGTGATAACAGAAAGATTTGTTTTTGTTCCTGTAAAATTAGGATGTTGATTATCTACTAATATCTGTTGAGTATCTATTAAATCAGGTAAATCTAATATTACAGATGCTTCTCCTAGACTAAAGTTTCCTTGGTCATCACGAAACTTTAAAATATATTCACCTGGTTCACTTGCTACTTCCACTTCAGTTGTACTACCTGCAACGGCTGGTATTAAATCTTGAGAATTTTGAAATGTACCAGAACCATCTGTTTTGCTACTGTGTCTCACATATACCAATCCACCATGCAGAACATCTGGGTCAGTAGATCTTGTCCATCTTAATCTTACATTCTTATTAGTTAAAGGTTCCATCGTTAGATTTTCTACATTTGCAGGAGGTTCCGTTTTACCAAGAGCATTAAAACTATAAGTAGTTGGATTCGTAGATAGCTTTAAACCTGCATTAACAGAAAAAACTTTAAATTCATATAATCCTTTATCAGTATTTAAAAGCTCAAAGTCTGGTCTAAAAACTGTTTCACTAACCCAGTTTGTATTTTCAAATCTATATTGCACAAGATATTGCGTAACACCTACAACAGGAATCCAAGTTAGTAATAATTTGGAGACAGCTAATTTATTAATCTCAACTATCATTTCTCTTTCAAACCCATCCTTATCTGTAACTTTTACATTCTGTGGCGGATCTTTTGGTGTATTAAATAATGAAATATTCCTATCAGGCAAAGTTATACTTTGAGCACTATCTATGGCAGCATATTTTTCAGCCCTATAAGCCAAAGCTGTTATTGCAAAATTAATACCATCTTGTTCTTCTACTGTTATAACTCTAAATGATTGTGCTGCTTCTCCAGAAGCATCACTTTGCAACAGCCATATCGAATTGTTATTAGGTGAAGTATTGACAAGATTTCCGCTTGAATCTTTCATTTGAAATGTATGACCTGAGTTTAGTGATATAACTCCTGTAGTTGCATTTACACTACAAGGTTTATTTAACTCAACCGTTCCATCAGGCATAATAACGCTGCACTTTTTATTTGTTCCAGTAAAAGTACTTAAATCTTGTACGTTATCAACAGTTATCTGCGTACTTGTTGCTGTTTTTACACGACCACTTCTTCTTTGTCCGTGTTTTACGGGATCATTTACATTAATGACAGAGCCAGGTCTTACAATCGCTCCAGCATCTATTGATGTCGTAAAACTGACTACCTCTGTTTCTTGCTCTTCACTAAGGAGAACAGCTTTACCTAATCTTCTTGCTTGCCCACGGGAAGTACAGGCAAATGCTTTTATGTCCTTTCTAACAATTCCAAATTTATTCTGTCTATCTATATCTTCCTGTAATGTATTTGAACCACTAACGTCATCACCGACAACCTCATAATCTATCTCTCTGCTATCCATATTAAAGTAAGCAACAGATATTATTGAGTGTCTTTGTTTTGCACTACTTCCTGAGTAGCTAAATCCACCTTCGCCTACATTTGCCAAGCTAAACAAATAACTTGCATCAGTTGGACGATCTTGTGTAATTGTGACAGAACCCTCAGACCATATAGGAAAACATCTCATTACACCAGCCAATTCATTAATTAATTTAAAAGCTTCAGAAGGGCTTTGAATATTAACATTGCAACTAAATCTTGGTTCTAAGCCTCCACGTTGATCATCTACTAATTCATTAGCGTATTTACTGGCAGCTATGAAACTAAATAGATCTAAATTTTCGTATCTTTTGACATCAGTAGATTGATCGGGAGAAATCTGTTCTCCGAAGCCATACCTTTTAGTTGTTAAAAGATCTAATAAAATTAAAGCTGGACAAGAACACCATTGAGCAGCACCCATTGTTCCATTAAATATATAACCGCTTGGATACTCAACCCTGCCTGTCTGTATGTTGACTGAAGGAGTACCAGAATTGTTAGCTCCTGCTCCTGGAATCCTTACCTTTATACCACGAATCCTAAATGCTCTTTTAGGTATAGAACTAAACTGTTCAGAGTCTAATCTTAACTGTGTATAAGCACTGTTTAAATAATCCTGTTTATCATCTACTACCTCAGTTAAACTTGTAACAACAAACTCATCTTTCAGATCGTCAGTGTCGCTTGTCTTTGTAACTCTTACTACTCTTATGTCAATTGGAAATGCAATATTAGCATCAATCTTTGCTCTATCAAAAGTGATTCTATATTGTATTTGATAAGCATCAGCAGATCTGCCAGTAACAGTATCTTCTATCTCATCTTCAGCTTGATAACCAGCACCATTATATTGAATCTGTATTTTTAAAGTTACACTTGAACCGAGTAAGTCTCCTTTATCTGTAGCTTTTTGTAGCTGTGGAAATGTAATTGTTACTTTTGCTGCATCAATAGCAGTATTTGTTATCTGACGAGTAACAGCATTATTATTTCCATCTGTAGTTGTGCCAGCAGGATTAGTAGGAACTTGTCCAACTGCTATTACGTTTTGAGCACCAGGACTGTTATCCTCAATACCTGCTATATGACTTTGATTACCTGTACCAAAACGTGTGTCAAGTTTTACATTTTGAAAGTTAAATTTAGACGCTTCAGGATTTGCATTGTTGGCACTTGCATCCAAAATAGGTGTATCGTTTAAAAATATATCTTTTAAGGATGCATTATTATACGCTTCTGTATTTTTAGTTAATCCAGCTTTTGAAGGAGTAGCAAAACCTTCTATTTCTCCTTCAGAGATAAGATCCTGTATAGTTGCAAACTGTCTACTATTTAAAGTGTCGGGATCTTTTGTAGGTTTTGGAGGACGGGGAGGGCTACCTGCACCCCTGATAATTCTGGTAATCATGTTTGTACTTGATTAGTATCTACACCTGCTGAAATTACAACCGATCCAGTGAATATTTCTCCATAAACGATTGGGTGGCTAGTTCCTGCTCGGCTGGTATTTTGCAGTCCAGAAAAGTTAAACGATACACGAGGATCTTCCTCATCATTTAAGTCAGGTAATGGAAATAACAAATTACTTACTCCTGATAAAACTAATGCTCCTCCTACGCCTAATGCTGCCTTTGTTAATCCTCCAGCAGCAGCAAAAGAACCTTTAGCAACAATAGGACTAAAGAATGAACCAACAGATAACGGAGTAAATAAGAAAGCACCTCCTATTAAAGCAGCACCAGTTAATATTTTTCCGAAATCACCACCAGCACCAGTAATAACAGGAACAATACTTATGTCAGACTGTCCTATAGGATTTTGTATATCTTCTTCTCCTATTTCATAATCGTCAACTAACACTTGATAATGACGATCTGCCATGTGTGCTTCTAAATCTGGAAAATTAGTAATCAAAAATTTAATCGCATCTCCAGTAGAGTTAATTACTGCATCTAATTCTTTATGTCCAACAAACTCTGCTAGTTCTCCATAAAGTCTAACTGTTCTGAGCATAGCGATACCTCTTACCAGTACATTTTAACAACCACTCAGAATATGGTTCTCTACAAGATAGTCTATCTGCTAAATGATGTAAAACCATATCTCCAAGAAAAATAGCTACATGATTTAAAGTTGGGTGCATTATAGACATTAATAATACATCTCCTTTCTCTAGCTTTTCATCATTTCTAAGTTCTCTGAATCCTGTCCTCCAAGCATAGCTTTCAAACAAAGGATCATCTAAAAACTCCTGTGGTGTCATAGTTCTTTCATAATCTTTCAATTCAATATTTTTTTCCTGTTTATACCAATCTCTGACAAGTGACCAACAATCAGTGACACCCCAGACCCAAGAACGACCTAGTAAATCTGGAACGTAACCTTCTGGAATACATTCTCCCCACTCTTCTGTTTTTGGGTTAACAATATGCCACGGAAGTTTACTATGTTCGCAACTAACACGATCAGCCTGACTTGGTACAGGAGGTGTAGATGGATGACTATGGACTACGGCTATGATTTCACCTAACTTGTCAGCTTTTACATAATCCTCTGGGTTAAGAATAAATTCTTGATGATTTGAAATTGACAAATTTTGACAGGGAAAATATTTTTGTTTACCTCTGACATTAAGAAGTAAACCAACAGACTCTTTTGGATCTTGGTCTTTCGCATGAACCAACGCATCATCTTTCCAACTCATTGATTAAATGTTCCAATAGCAGGGAATAAAGCACGAGTACATTGCCTTTTAGGTGCTCGTACTCCTGCCATGTCAATCGCTGCTGCTAATTCAAATTCTACTATTTCTCTAGTTTCGGTAGATTTACGATCCACTTGAAAAATCTGTCTTTTAAATTCTGCTGTTTTATCCTCAGTAGGGTTTACCTGTGGATTAAAGTTCTCTTTATCTAAAAATTTAGCCATTGTTCTAATCCTTGTAAACGTAGAACCAGTAAGATCATTTCCAGGTGTTATTTGATTTACGGCTGCTAAAATAGATGACATTAATCCTGTTGCATTACTTATTGTTACCTTTGGTCGTGGTAGTTGACCACGTTGATATGCAAAACCTGTTGCCTGTATAGGAAATCTCTGATAAGACTGCCCGTTCCATATTATTTCACCGTTTGCGTTTAAATTTGATCCTGCATGAAACCTATATGTAGTATTTGCACCATGTAATGCTGTATCTAATTGCAAAGTAAAAAGTTCAATAATCGCTGAAGGGTTTATCTTTTGAACTTCACTGAAAACAGGTCCAGTACTCATGGTTCAAACACCTCCCTAAACGTAGCCTGTATAGTGGCTCTATTTAAATATGGTACTGATTTAGTCCATTCCTCACAAACAAACTGAGAAGAACTTGCTTCTCCAGGTGGTGTAAAAGTAAAGCTGGCACTATCATTTGCTCTTGCATCAAGAAAAGTTTCTATTGTATCTGCATCTGATTCCGAGACTTCAAAAGTTAAATTAAATATTTTTGGATTTTGGTGTTCTGCTAATCCAAATAAAATCCTGTGTTCATAACCATCGGCAAAGCGAACTGTGCGTGTTAAAGGTTGTGAGCTTTTTTGCTGTCCGTATTTAGGGTTGATAGAGGGAAAGGTAGCCATTATGCAAGTAAACCTCCAGGTCTCTTTTGATTTAATATTTCAGATTGTACTGCTGCTGATATAGCAAGTCCAAGCTGTCTGCCTTGCTGTTCATCACCTTCAACAGAAGAACCAGAAGCATTTACGTTTACGACTACATTTGTAGAACCACCTAAAGCATGATTTGGTGTAATCATTCCTGATACTCCTGGTGTAAACAGTTCTGGCCCACGTTCTCCAACAATAAAACTACCACCTCGTTTTACTGGACCACCATCTGCTCTAAACATTTTACCAATACCAGGTAATCCTCCTAAGAAAGAATTAACACCAAACTGTATTAGTGATCTTTGAATCTGTGTAAATACGCTACGAGCAACATCACCAAGAGTTTTAGTACCATTTATTGCACCTTCTATTGCATCAACAAGGCCTGTCTCTATCGTTGAACCAATACTTGAATATAATTCATTTATTTTTGTCAATTCATCTCTAAATTTTACTGCATTTTCAATCTGTTCAACTTGAGAGTCTGTAAATTTACTAACAGCAATTCCCATTTCATTTGCCAAATCTTTTTTTAATTTTTCAATTTCTGCTCCTTGTTTACCTAATAAAAGTTGATTCTGTAAAAATGTATTTTGATCTGTAATACTCTTAAGTCCTTTATCAAGAATGTCCTGTCTTTCTTTATCTAATTCAACACCTTTTCCTATCTTTGCGAAATTTTGTTCTCTTAATTTTATTTCTTTAGTTAATTTATCTAAGTCCTTTTGTAAATTATTTCTTTGTTCGTTGTCATTAATCTGTTGTTCAGCAGTTTGTTTTATTTGAGAAGGGAACATTCCTCCACTTGAAAAACTTAAAGGCCCAAGAGCTTGATCTTTTATAGTTTTATCAAGATTCTGTTTTTCAATTACTTTTAATTCTTCTTCAATTTTTTTCTGTTCAGCAATAAGAGCCTGTAAAAATGGATCTTTTCCTGCTCCACCAAGCCTTGCTAATTCAGCAGTTCTATTTGCCTCTGCTTCTTTTTGGCCTGGTAGGAATTTTCGTAAAGAATTAAAAAGGTCAGCAGCAGCAACTTGAATCTTTAACATTGATTTTTTAAAAGAGTTTCCTAAAAGCTCACTACCTTCTGCAAATTCTTTTAAACTTTGAACTCCATCTTCGCCTACAATTTCTGTCATTTTTTCTGTTGCTAAAGCTAAAGCAACATGAGCACCTTCCATTTCTTCGATAAATTTTAATCTTCGACCCTCTGCTGTTCCAGCTAATCCTAAAGAATCCGTTAGCTTGTCTATATCTGGATTTAATTCGTCAAGAGCACCACCTATTTCATTTAATTTTGCAAATAATGTTGTTAATTGTTGAAGAAGAGCAGTAGCAACAAGACCTCCTGCAAAACCACCCATCTGACCTCCCATCTTGGTTCCTACAAAACCACCAGCAAAACCAGCAGCACCTCCAAGTGGTCCTTGTCCAAATAACAGAGGAAACGCACCAGAGATAAGTCCACTTTTTAAAGCTGCTCCCGTACTTTTATTATTAAATTTATCAAGTTTATTTCCTTGAGCTTGTGCTTTATTATTTTTGATTTGTGCATCTGTATTTTTGTTAATAGAAATTGTTTCTCTACCTATAGCTGCATTTTGTTTATTTGTGGCTGCTAATGCTTCTTTATGTCTTTTCGTACCAATTTTTAAATTGTTCGTATATTCTTCTAAAGAATCTGACACTGCCATTTGTTGATTAGCTGTTTCACCAAAGGCTCCTTTCGCTTTATTAACACTTTTAACAACATCATCCATATCTTGTCTGTATTTTTTCAGTTCATTTCGAGCATCCTTTCCTCCTGCACCTCCCGTATTTCGAGGATTCATTATGTCTATCTGACGAATATCATCTACACTTTTTGTTAACTCTTTTACTTTAGAATTTAATCTATCAAGACCTGACTGCCCTTTAATCCTTAAATTTATATTTACACCGTAATCGGCCACAGTAAAAACAAAACTTTATTTTAGTGTACCGCTTTTAGCGTTTTCTTGCTCGTGATTTATTTTTTGCATCTTCATAAGCTTTATCTTCATATTCTCTTTTTAACTCATAGTAAGCAAGCCAGTTTATATACTCTTCTTGTGTCAATTTATTAGTAAGTTCTTGAATAGTCATTCCTAGCTCTGAAGCTAAAAAAAACATAAAAAACCAATCGTTCTTAACTTTTTAAATCTGCTTTCGCTTCCTCTAACTTATATTCAGAACCAGAATTTAACATTGCAAGTTGTATATCTTGCAAGACTCCAGCATTTACTTCTCTTCTTAATGATGCTTTATGACCATCTTGAAACAATCTATTACCATCTTCATCTAAAGCTTTTGTAATCATAAGATTTAATGCAAAATCATCATTAGTTCCTGAATCTCCAGATTTCGCTACGATTGATTCTCTTTCTGCAATAGTTAATGGATTCCAGTATATCTCTAGTACTGTTTCATCTCCATCTTTTAATTCATACACATATTTTTGGCTTACACCAAATTTATTTTTGAGCAGTTCAATCGCTTCCATAGATTCATTAGATTGCTATTCTATTATACTAAGCATTTGCTGAAAATTGACAAGATATTATTCCAATGAAATGACTTCTATCCTCTATTTCCAATGGAGTTGGACCATTAATATCTAATACTCTAGGATTACAACTAAAGGTATCAACATAAGTAGCCTCATTTACAGAAGTTAGTCCATCAATAACTGCTTCAGAAATAGAAGATAAAACTGCTGTTCCTTTTGATTTTGGAACGTAAATATTACATTGAATTACTCCTGCGTAATAAGTTGAAGCTGCTCCTTGATTTTGTAGAGTTGATTGAGTAAAGTTTATGTTCATCAAAATGTATTTTTGACTTTTACCAGGAGTTGTAAAATGAACATTGTCATAAACCATTGAAACAGTAGGGTCGATCTCAGATATCTTATCTGTTACTGCTTTTTCAAACGCTGCTCTAGTATTTACTAAGGTCATGCTTCAAATCCTGTGTATGTAATTCCTGATGATTTCTCAGGTGTAGCTCCTCCTATAAATAGCTTACCTTTATCTGACATGTTTTCTTTTATCAGACGAGCTAAATCACCCTGAACAAATTTTTGGATCTCTCCACTTTCTAAAACATACTGAGAATAAATTGCTTTGTTTCCAATAAAAACTGCTTTTCTGTAATTAAATATTCTTTTACCTGACCCTACGGGAAATCTAGGTCTAACAACTGGTCTAGGAGGTCTAATCTTTTGTCCTTTAGAAAAAGCTTTCCATACAATTTTTCTTTGAGTAGCCCAGGGTTCATAATCTTCTGCTTTATGAGTAGCTGTTACTGGGCTGTTTTGAACCTTCCAGCTAGAAGCAAAAAATCCTGTAAAAACAGGCATTGTTGTTGGTCTAGTCTCATTCCTATTAGATAATTCAAAATGAACATCTTTAATAAGATTATTAAAATCTCTACTAATTTTCCTATCTAAATCTTTAGGTAAATCTTTTAAGAATCTTGTTGCCATCTAAAAACGTACCAAAATACTAAACAGGTAAATCTGCCCGCCTTTCTTAGTATCAATATCAACAATTTGGGTAACTCTGTTTGAACCATTAAAGTTTATCGTTATTTCATCGTTCATTTCTATCTGATTATTTCCTATAAGATCAGGCGTGATATATAGTCTTGCCTGTCTCATCTCTTGACCTGTTTCTTCTTCTGAACGTATAAAAGATATTGGTATTTTTAAGTCAGAGAAAACAGTATCTACAGTTACCTGCTCCCCAGTCTCAATGTTATAACTAGAAACTCCTTTCTTTGTAAAACTAACAGTACTATCAAGTGATGTACCCAAAGAAGATACAACACTTTGAGCAACACTTTTAAATAAGCTATCTAGTTGACCTGCCATTATCCTCTCACCACTCTAGTTTGATAAGTACCAGAACCCCCTAGCATGTACGCACCAAGATAACTTTGAAGCCACGGATATACGTCCAGAATATTGTTAATAGATCCTGTCCCTTGACTATCAGTATTATATTTCACTTGTAAATCTCCTAGCTGAACTTCACTAAAGTTACCATCTTTACCTGTGGTTCCAGTGATAGCACTTGTATCATTAGCTAAAGCTCTAGCTAATTCATATTGTGCATATTTAATGTTATTTGGGATAGTGGTGCAAGTAAGTTCTACATTATCAATTTTATAATTATTCCTTGGAAACTTTAATGCCTGTCCATTATCACATCTTGATCCATAGTAATTCAAGGTATCAATCCATCTTGTAGCTGCAATCAAAGATCTATTCTTCTGATCATCTGTCTTGTCAGTCCAAGTCGAAGAATCTGGTACAGTCTCAAAGTATGTATTAGCCTCTGTCAAAGTGACATAGCTATTTGCAGT